TGGCCGTCTGTTGCAGACTGGCATGGCCACAGGCACAGGCACAAGCCCACAGTTAAACTCGTTTCATTCATTGTGCGATGCGAGCCAATTCACAACCGCCAGCGCTGGTCAGGCAATCTCTTTTGAGTTGCTGGACGAGGGTCTTGACCTTGTAAAAGCCAAAGATGGCGAAGTTGATTACATCGTTATGCACGGTCGCACTTTGCGCGCATACCGCGCATTGGTTCGCGCACTTGGCGGCGTGAATGAAACTGTCGTTTTCGATATGGGCAACGGCCGCAAGCGTAACGTAGACGTTTACAACAACATTCCAATTTTCCAGAACGACTATCTTTCTGTCACTGAAACAGCAAACGGCGCGGCGCTTACCACTGGCGCGTTAACGTCTGTTTATTGCGGCACGTTCGATGACGGTTCAAAGAAAGTTGGTTCGGGCATGATTTACCCAGCTGGCGCGTCAGTAGGCTTTGACGTTGAATCAATCGGCAAGTCAGAAACCAAGGATGACGAAATCTGGCGCGTGAAGTCATATTCAAACTTTGTGAACTTCAACCGCCGTGGCTTGGCGCGTATCACTTCAATCAACAACTAGAATTGACACGTTGAAATAGAAATAATGAGGGGCGCACTTAGCGCCCTTTTTCAAATCAAAAGTGGGAAATCAAACGATGAAAATTCAATTGGTAAGGGATCCACGATATAAAGCCCGCGGCGGCAAGCATTACGGCATCCAATTTGATGAAAACGATCAGGCAGAAGTTGACGAAAAACTTGTTGGCAGCTTGCTAGATGCTGGAAAGGTCATTGATAAAACAGAAATGAAAAAGGCGAAAGCCAAAATCGCTATCAATAAAGCTTAAGGAGTGCGAGCGATGTTAATCAACGGCAAGCCAGTAAGCAGCAAGAACGCGTTGCCAGCAGCGCTGACAGACTACGCTGGACTTTCGGCGCACAATACGATTTTTGGCGAAACTACCGTTGGCAATCGGCGTGATTACATTAGCTCAAATTTTAACTGGGGCGTTTCGACCCGTGACGGCGTAAAGACCACAACAGGCACAGGCGCTATTGGAAAGACGGCAGACCCCAAACAGGCGTCACTGGCATCGTTTAGCACTGGTGTTGGCGTTGGTTCTGCAGAATATATTACGCTGGATTCAATACGATACCGCGCTGGCCACGAAATTGTTTCAAATTTCACAGCGGCGTTTGAAAACGCACAGGCCGGAGTTGATTCAAAGATTGGTTTGGGTGACACAGATAATCGTTTGGCGCTGGGCTTTCAGGGCACTGTTTTTGGTATCTGGCACAAGAACGGCGGCACTGAAACTTTCATACCGCAATCAGAATGGAACGGAAACAGGCTGGACGGCACAGCAGACCGTGACGAGTTTTTTGTTGATTGGGCTGGCTTGAATGTTTTTAAATTGCAGTTGGGATATTTAGGAATTGCGCCAATTGTCTTTTCGATGTATTGCGGTTTCAACATTGGCTGGCAAGTCTTGCATGTAATTGATCTCACGAACAAAAGCCCAGCAATTACGCATGTAAGTAACCCGTTTTTGAAGCTACAATCCAAGATTCAGCGCGCCAGCGGCAGCGGAACGAATGCGCGCATTTTAACTGGTTCATGGCGCGGCGGTGTTATTGGTTCAGATGGCGAAGATAATTCAAGCGACCGCTGGAACGTGTACAGCATGACGGGCAAAACGTTGGCGACAGGTAGAAACAACATTTTCACGCTGAAAAACATTGGCACCTTCAATGGCACGGCCAACGCAATCAGGGTACAGATGGCCATCGTTTCAATCGCTGTAGACGGCAATAAGTCTATCGAGTTTCGGGCAACGAAAAACGCCATTGTCACTGGATCTTATGCAGACATAGACACGGCGAACAGCGTGGTGCAGGTTCTTGTTGGTGGCGCAGCGCCCACAAACGGCGTTATCGGTGCCGGCACTGTTCACGGAAAAGTTTCATCGCGCCGTGATGACGTTCGAGGCACTGGATTTTACATGCGACCGAACGAAACATTGACCTTTGAAGCGGTGCCAGAGGGCGCATTTACTGGCACGGTTTCGCTTTCGGTTCGTTGGATTGAGGAGTTTTAAATGGCGGTTATAATCGGCACAGATTCATACGCAGACGAGGCGGCGCTTTCCGCATACGCGGCGGCCAGAGGGCTGACGATTGCGGGTGACACGACACAGCTTTTGCTACGCGCAATGGATTTCATTGAAACGCGCAGTTTTGTTGGAACCAAAGCCACTAAAGTACAACCGTTACAATGGCCGCGCAGTGGCGTGACAATAGACGGCTGGAGCGTGGCCAGTGATGAAATACCTGCAAAGCTGGTAAAGGCGCAGATAGAAGTTGCACTATCAATGGACGCATCAAGCGACCCAATGGCCACAGAGGGCAGGGCGATTTCATCGACCACCGTTGGATCTGTGTCTGTCACTTACGCAGACAAAAGCGAGGTGTCACGGCCAAAGATTGACATGGCGCTTGTTGGCTTGGTCCGTGATGGCATTGAAGTGGTGTTTATATGAACTACGGCGAACTGACGATCATGGCCAGTGGCCTGTTGAAAGAATTCGGCGCGGAATTTACTTTCGAGAGAGCGACAGAGGGAGCATTTAGCCCTACCACTGGCGACATGATACCCGTTATTACAACGTGGACCGGATACGGTGTTATTGGTTCGTTTGATTTCGCCCATGTCAATGAGACAATCAGGCAGGGTGATTTCCGTTTGACGCTTGAGTCAACAACGGTACCGCCAATGGTAGGCGACACAGTGAATGGTTTCACCATCGTAAACGTGGCGGCGGTGGTGCCAAACATGCAGGAGGTTATTGTTTATGAGTGCCATTGTAGACTTTAAAAAGATCTCAGACGCGATAGGCGGCGACATTAGGAAACACATTCAAGCCTATGCGCTTGAACTGGGCGCCTCAATCTTAGAAAGAACACCTGTGGATGTTGGTATTGCGCGAAATTCATGGTTTTTTGAATTGAACGCCGTTCCGAAAGCAGAGGCAAGATTTCCGTCAGACTATAAAGAACTAAAAAAACAGAATAAATCGGTAAAAGATAGCGATTCAGTGAATTCTTTGCGAAAGGCAGTCAAAGATTACAAGCTGGATGACACTTTTTACATCGTGAACCGAACGCCATACATCGTTTATATAGAAAATGATTTCGGTGTCGTCAAGGGTGCTATCGACCAAGCCAGAATTGAAATGTCAGATACAATTAAAACGGCGGGATTATTATAATGGCTACTCATTACGCGGATATTTCAGCAGCATTGGACAGCAGACTAAATGATTTAGGCGTTCCAGTAGCATGGGAGAATGTTTCACATTTCCCTGCAGATGATATATGGATCCAGACGCAAAACATGACTACCGACACGACACAGGCCGAACTGGGCATGAATGGCGCGGATCGGACAATAGGGATTTACATTTTAAAGGTTTGGGGAAAAGCTGGGTTAGGCAAGGGCGCCATAATTAGAATGGCGGATACAGTATGCGACCACTTCCCGCGTGGCGGAGTTTATTCAAACGGCGGGGTTGACGTAAGAATTAGGCGCAACAGGATCGGGCAGATCACAAGCTATGAAAGCAAAGTGATGATGGCCGTGGAAATTTACTATGAAGCATATACAGCAGCGCGATAGCATTCGCCAGTTTTTGCGGTATTATGAATAAAACTTAATTGAGGTACACGACATGAGCAAAGCAGTTGGCGCACAACACGAAACGGATTATGTGGTCGAATCAGTTTTCGGAACGACCCCAGCGACCCCAGCGATGACACCAATTCGGCACACTGGTTTCACTTTGGGATTAACTAGATCGGCAATACAAAGCGCTGAATTACGCGCTGACCGTCAAATCACTGATTTACGTCTTGGCAACAGATCCGTTGCTGGTGACGTCAGTTGTGAATTTTCCTATGGCACCTTTGACGACTTTCTTGCCGCTTCACTTGGCGGAACGTGGGCGACTGGTGTTCCTATTGCTGGAACGGACCAGCTAAAGGTTGGCGAACTACTGCCAAGCTATACTTTGCGCCGTTGGTTCAGCGATATTAATGTTTTTGAAGTTTTCACAGGCGTCAGATTTTCTGGTATGTCTATGAGCATACAGCCAGACGCAATAGCGACAGTGACATTCAGTTGCATTGGCAAGGATAAAGCAAATTCTGACATTTCTGGCGCTACCAAGAACAGCGCAACGACAAATTCACCTTTGACTGGCCACGAAATTGGCACAATCAAAGAGGGCGGTGTCACTTATGCTGGAATGACTGGAATAGATCTGTCACTTGATAACGGAATCGAAGCGGCTTTTGAACTTGGATCCAGCAGCAGCGGTGACCATACGGTAAGTCAGTCCAATGTTACCGGCACGGTTACCGCTTATTTCACCAGCGCTGCCTTGCTTGATAAGTTTATCAACGAAACTGAATCGAGCCTTGAATTTACCCTGACCGATGTGGACGGGAATGCGGTTCGTGTGTTGCTGCCGCGCATAAAATTCACTGGTGGTCAGCCTGATGTTGGCGGAGCGGGCGCGGTGTTGCTTTCAATGCCTTTTCAGGCGCTTTATGACACCGTTACTGGAACAAACCTACTCATTGAAAGGACCCCTGTCTAATGAACTTTGACGAATTCATTGAAAAGCATGGAACGGCCACAAAGCAGGGTGCTGGCGCCAAATTACCAATTGGCGATACTGGTGAATTCTTGCTGGTGGTTGGCTTAGAGTCAAAGATTGGCCAAACCGCGTCTTGGGATATGGCGCGCATGAACAAAGCCAGCGTGAATTTTGCGGAAGATATGCGGGCTTTATATGCGCGGCTAGTCATTGGCTGGTCATTCGATGACAAGATGACCCACAAAAAGGTTGTCAGGATCTTTGAAGAACGTCCAGCGCTAATGGGCGAGGTAGTGGAGTTTGCGCAGAACAGTGAAAATTTTACTACGCCCTAATACCAGAACTGGTGGCCTTTGCTAAACATGAATTAGCACTGGCCACCAAAGTTGGTGAAAATGGGGCGACAAGAAAAGAGCATTTTGAAAAGCTAAAGCGCGGCGGCTATGCCGTACCAGAATTAGAAAACGCACCAGAATTACCTGAAAGGCTTTCATATTTGTGGGCGGCTTATCTTAGTATGATTAATTCTGGCTGGCCGCTAGGATTTGAGGAGGTCCGAGCGTGGAGCGACATGACTGGCGCTGCATTACTTGGATGGGAACTGACAGCGATAGTTAGCGTCGAAAACGCGAGGAAAGAGAGCCATGGCTGATTATGAGCAATCTGTTGTTGTAGAGATAGAAACAACGGGCGGAAAAGCCGCCATAAAAGAACTGGATGGCGTTGGCAAAGCAGCTGACCGTACAGAAGAACACGCACAGGACCTTTCAACCACACTATCAAACCAGCTTACAAAATCAATGGACGGCGTTGCGCGCCATGCCAATTCTGTCAAAGATGGAATGAAGAAAATAGGCAAGTCCATGGCAGTCGTTGGCGGCGCCGCTATTGCGGCCACAGCAGCGCTGGCGAAACTCACCTTGACCCATGCTGGCAACGCCCGTGAATTGAAGAACATGGCAGACATTGCCGGACTAAGTACAACGGATTTGCAGGAGTGGGGCTACGCCGCCAAAGGCGTTGGCATGGACATGGATGGGCTGTCTCAGGTTTTGATGGACTTCAATGACCGCGTTGGTGATGCTGCCATTGGCAGTGGACCGCTGATGGATTTCTTGGAACAAGTCGGACCACAGGTCGGAGTGACGTTGGCGGATTTCCAGCGGTTGTCATCGTCTGAGGGCTTGCAGCTTTACGTTTCCAGCTTAGAAAAGGCGGGTAAAAGCCAGCAGGACATGACTTTCTATATGGAATCAATGTCTGGCGGCGCGACAAAGTTATTGCCATTACTAACCCAGCAGTCAGAAGAACTGAATCGACTAAGAGATCGAGCGAGGGCGCTTGGAATCGTCATGTCGGAAACTGACCTTGCACAGCTGGCCGCCAGTGGGAAATCATTCAGTGACATTGGAGAGATTTTCACAGCGACAATGGCGCGCATTTCCACAGCATTGGCACCACTGATTACGCATTTTTCAGAAAAATTCACTGACGCCGCAATTGAAGCGGGCGGATGGGAACAGGCAACACAAAACGCCATTAGTAAAATCATTATGGGTTTTGGTCGTTTAGTCGATGCTTTCAGGCCGCTGGTGAAAGTTTACGAGACTATGAAGCTGGGGATCCAAACAGTCAGCTGGGTTTTTCTTAAAGCGTTTGAGAATTGGGCAAAGATATTTGACATGACAATGCACATCATGTCGAAAGGCTGGAAATTGTTCATTGACGGTATAAACGCTGGTGCCACATGGTTAGCAAACAAAGGCGCTGGCTTTTTCATGCCAATGGCCAAGGGCGCCGATGCAGTTTTCGCAAGCGTGAACGAATTGTTCAATTCCTTTATCGCAAAATATAACAAAGTTGCTGGTTTTTTAGGCATGACCCCGCTGGAATTTTCTATTTCTGATGGTGGTTCGATGCAAGCGCGGCTTGATGCGCTGATTGGCGGCGAAACATTGATTGCGCCCATAGCCATGCCCGAATTTGTATCAAGCGCGGCCACGGTCCAACTGGGCGAAATGGCCGACAAAATGTTTGCTGGCATGGTTGATACAGCAAATTCTTTGGGCGATTTTTCATCCACTGGTGATCGTTTGGTTAAAAGTTTTAACGACATTAGCGATGCGGCCAGAGCAAAGGCGGCAGCGGCGGTTGAGAGTGACAACAAAATTGTTGAAAGCGCAGAACAGGCGGCGGCAAAGTTGGAAGAAATTTCTAAGTCTAACTCGATCAGTTGGGCCGAGAGTATGCGAAGTCGCGCTGGCAAAGAACAGCGATCAAAAGACAAGGATGACGATGCAAAGCTAAAAGCTGACCAGCTGAAAGCAGAAGAAACACTTGCTGACCAGAAACTTACCGTGACAAATGGCTTAATGAGCGCCATAGATGCGGCGATGGCGGCTGGATCTGAAAAGGAATTTAAACGCGGCAAAGATGCAGCGATTGCAATGGCCGTTATTAACACAGCACAAGGCGCGACAAAGGCATTCGGTCAGGGTGGTTTTTGGGGATTTGCGGCGGCGGCGGCAGTGATTGCGGCTGGTATGGCGCAGGTAAACAAGATCAAACAGACCAAATTCAAAGGCGGCAGCGGTGGCGCGGCAAGCGTTCCGTCAGCACCAACGCTTTCCGGTCAGGATAGCGGATCAGGCGGTGCAAACAGTCAGGCTGGATCTACAACACAGTCAGTTTCGATCAATATCACAGGCGGCAGTTTTGGTTCTGGTGCTGGTGATGACGTTATTGCATCCCTGAAAGACTTTTTCAGCCGCGATGGTGTATTATTTGACGGTGCAAGCACACAAGGGCAGGTTATAGCAAATGGTTGATATTACTTATGTGGCAAAACGGGCGCTGGTCAATGATCCGGCTACCGTCCTAACTATATCGGTTGGCCTGACAGCATACGATAGATCCACTGAGGCCAAAAAGTCACAGGCTGTTTCATTGGGTGGTGTTATGCAATCAACGCTTCACAGCATAATCAACACTTGGTCAATTTCAACGACACCGATAGATCCACTGGATCAGTCACAGTTTGATGAATTCATTTATTCAACGATCAACAGCGAATATTTCGACATTCTTGATTTCGATGACGGAACGATTCGGACGGTTCAGAGAGTTGGGCCGCATTCACGGAACAGGGTGGGAACGTCAGTTAACCTATTCACATACAGCTTCACAGTCCGAGAGGTTCAATAAATGCGATCATTCGGCAGCGATTTCATGGAGGCAAACAACCAGCTGGACCGTTCACCACGTTTGGCCGCTAAGATAACAAACAGCACTGGTGCGTTCTGGTTGGTCAGTCACAGCGATGTTGAGACATTAGGTGAGCAGTATACAGGAATCATGGAGCAGGGCCTCACAGGGCAAACCATAGAGCCTGAAAAGAGCATTTCAGTATTGGGCAGCATGGCTATTGAGACTGTTGATAATGGTTTTACAGAAAAGATGCGCGCCATTCTGACCCAAAACGAAACAATCATAGGCGATAAGGTCGAAGTCTGGATTGGCTATCAAGAAATGGACTTTGCTGACTACCAGCTTTTGGCAACGTACTGGGTTGACGGGGTTGATAACGATTTTAAGTCCTACACGTTAAGGCTGATCGACACACAACGATTCATTAAAAGATCGATATTTTCAAAGAAGTCCACACAGCTTTTCAAAAGTATCAAATCAACGGAAACTTTCAGCACCATTGAAGTCATTTCGACAGAGGGTTTCGAGTTGGTCGCGCATGACGGCGACTGGGCTGACGCGCCGAATTTATCTGTGGGATACCTGAAAATAAACGGCGTTGATTCAGCTGGAACTGACGTCTTCGAGGTATTGCGGTATACGGGCAAAACAGCGACAACATTCACAGGCGTTTCGCGTGGGGTGTTAGGCACAAAGCGCGTGACGGGAAAAGGCACAGAAGATGGTGATGGTGCGGTTTCACAGGTCGAAGAATTCATATACCTTGACTTGAACATCCCAAAGATGGCAATGGCGATAATGACTGGCGACCTTTATGGTCAGGCTGGCGGCAGATTGCCAGCGCATTGGCATTGCGGGCTGACTGCCGACAAAATAGATCTGTTGTCGTTTGAAGAAATTGGCGCCGATTTGTGGTCGGTCCCGCTGTCGTTCATGAACCCAAAAGTTATTGATGGAAAAATGTTTCTTGCCACGCAAGTAATGCGGCCAGTGAATTTATTTCTAAAGGTTGACCAGTATGGAGAACTCTCATTAAGACGGTTCGCAGCGATTTATCAGAAATCAATTCCAGATGGCTTTCTTGATCAAACCAATACGATAGAGTTTAGCGGAGTCAAACGCGAAGCCAAAGGGCTGAAAAACCGATTTGAAATTCTTTGGGAATGGCGCCATGAACATGAAAAACATGCGCGGCGATCAATCTTTATTGACCAAGATTCTATTGAAAGAAACAATTTCACCAGCGAGATTTTGACGATAAAGCTGGACGGAGTGCGGAACAGATCGAAAGATATTCAACACACGCTGGAACAATTCGCCGAGGGGATCCGCGCCCGATATTCAAACCCAGCAATCAACGCGACCGCAAAAGTTTTTCTGTCTGATGCTGTGCAATACGAGGTTGGCGACTTGGTTCTTGTGTCGTTGCCTTACCCTGATTTTGCAGACACAGACACGCTAGAAACGACAATGGAAGTGCAAGGAGTTTCAATTGATTTCGTCAGAGGCACGGCGGAGTTGAAACTTTTAGGTTCGTCAGGCCAGCCAACATCAATAGATTTTGACCATGGCGCGGATCCGACAGAATTGGATCACACAGGCTGGACGGAACTGGTGGGTGCGTTAACCGCTGGCGGGCTGGTCAATGGCACTGGGTTTGCGGTAGTTGGTAACACGCTTGAATTGATGCAGGATTTCACATTGACTGGCGGCCCTACAACGGCCAGCGGGCGTTATTGGTATGACGGAAACATAAAGATCCTAACTGGCATCACGCTGACAACGACATTGAATACAACCATCGATTGTACAGATCTCACTTTGGCAGGTACGGCAAGCATTACGTCAAAAGGGAACGGGCTGGCTGGCGGTAGCGGTATGATAGCTGCAAAGAACGACTGGACTGGCGTCAGGGGTTCGCGTGGGTTTTACGGCGGAGCCGATTCAGCGATGGAGGGGATTGACCGGATCTGGGGATTTTTCTCAACCAAAATGTCGCGCGATGCTTATCGCCCATCATCCGCCAATGTTTCAGCCGCATATAATTCAGTAAAAACAATCATTCTGAGTATAAACGACAGCAATCAGATCGTTGGATTGCCAACCACATTATGCGGATCCAGCGGATCTGGTGGTGCCCGTGGCCGATTCATAACCAACGCAACAGGTAGCAAGATTTATTATGCTGGCGGCGCTGGTGGCAGTAGTGGCGGCGGGATCGTGATTGTTTGCGACAACGTCTTTGCAGACGCAAGCGCGACAATTATCACAGACGGCAATGATGGCAGTCTTGGAACAGCGGGTTCCCAGTTTTGGGCAGGTTCAGGCGGCGGCGGTTATGCTGGCGGTTTGGTGGTGCTTATAAAGAAAAAGACGAGTCCAATGCCAAGCATTTTTAGCAACGTTTCGATGAAAAGCGGCAATGTTCCAGTTGGCGGAATTCTTGCTGGCGGCGCAGATGGCGTGTCTCAAATGGCAGATCACGGCGCTTGGCTAATACGAGATTATACATGGACGCCATACAGAACATCCGCGCAGAAAAACGCATCGAACGCTGACTGCAGCGCGGCGCTTTATGTTGCACGGCGATTGATGAAACCGAGTGCAGCGGTTCAGGTTCTTGGCGCAAATTCAGACGGCAATTGTAGCGCGCCAGTGGCGCTGTCGCTTGTTTATACGCCAGACGAACGCAATGATTCACATGGTTACATAACGGCCACAGCAACGCCGCCAAACGACCCAGATTACTCATACACCAAGTTTTGGTATACGAGATCCGCTGATGCCGCAACAGTTGGCTATGAACCGACAACGCTGACGCCGTGCGATCACGATTTGAATGAAGAAAACTCCTTTCGTGTTCCTGTTTCTGTTTCTGGTGTAAATAATTATTACGTTCTGGCCAGATCGGTTTCAAAAAATGGCGCGGTAGAAACAACGGGTATTTCTAGCGTTTTGGTTGTGGGGCTTGCTGAAAAATTCCTGATTTCAACGACACCGCGAATGGATATTTCTGACCGCACTGTTACATACGCGCAAAGCCTTTCGTCAGTCATCGAAATTTTGTGTAATGATGGCGGGAATAGTTTTGTTAAGCAGTTTGAAATTGAATACAAAAGATCCTTTGATTCGACATATAAGAGTTTGGGAGCGCAAACCAACAAATTTTTCTCAATTGTGAACGCTGGCGTCAATATTACATACAACATTCGCGCACGGTCCATTTCATTCGATGGCCAAAAGTCTAATTGGCGCGATAGAAATTATCAGGTAGTTGGCCAGATCACATCGCCCGATGACGTAGTTGGACTTTCAGCAACAGTTTTGGGGAACCAAATTTTCCTTTCATGGGATGCTGTAAGTAATCCAGACCTTTCGCATTATCGCGTCAGGTATTCCAGCAGGACTATTGACGCCTCGTACTCAAACGCGCAGGACTTAATTGAAAAAGTTGCGCGGCCAGCGGTGTCTTGTTTTGTTCCGGCTATGACTGGCACATATTTCGTTACGGCGGTTGATAAGCTAGGGCAGCGATCACTTGCACCAGCCAGCGTGATTATAAAAACAGACATATCCACATCGAACCAGATGAACCTGATTACAACCATTTCAGAGGCGCCAGCGTTCGCTGGTACGCTTGAGGATCTGGCTATCGTGGACGGTTCTTTACAGCTTACATCGTCAACCATTTTCGATGAAGCGGCTGGGGTTTTCGATGCGGGTTCTGGATTATTCGATGCTGGCGCTGGATCCATTGCGCCGCTTGGGTATTACTATTTCGCCAATTCATTCGATCTGGGCGCGGTTTTCACATCGCGTATTTCGTCAGATATTGACATTGAGCGAATTGATTATGTCGATTCATTCGATTCAGCACAGGGGCTTTTTGACTATCATGCTGGTTATGTTGATGGCGATTCTGACAATTTTGATGACACTACTGTCACAGTTGAGATGCGAACAACATTGGATGACCCGCTTGTTGCACCAGTTTGGTCGCCGTGGCAGCAAATCATCATTGGTGATGCAACGGCACGGGCTTTTGAATGGCGCGCTGTTATGCAGTCAAAAGACGTACTGGCAACAGGCACCATTTCAACGCTTGATGTAATTATTGACATGCCAGATAGCGATCAGGCTGGCGGCAACATTGTCACTCCAGTTGGGCCGCAAGTGGTGGTGTTTGAACGGCCATTCAAAGAGATCAGAGCGATTGGGATCACCACACACTTTGCACAGTCTGGCGATTACTTTAATATCACCAATAAGACGAACGCAGGGTTCACCATAGAATTTTATAACGCAGCGGCCACAGTGGTCAGCAGAACATTCGACTACATTGCCAAGGGCATTGGCAGAGGATCATAAAAGATGAGCCAACATGATTACGTCATAGACAACCAAAGTTTCCCGCAGACGCGCGCCGACTGGAATGCGCTCGCTGATGCTGTGAAAACTTCAAATTCTGGATTGCTTGAGCCAACAACGACCGCGCCATTCATGCCGTGGTTTGATACAACATTGAACGTGTTGAAAATCCGCAACGCCGCCGACACAGCATGGCTGACAGAGGGCACAGCGCGCTACGCCAACACAGGAACGGCAGCTGGTGAGATCCCGCTTAATTCCGACTTGCCAGTATTCGGAACGGCAGCGGCGGCAGACGTCACCACATCGACAACAGACAACACGGCGGGCAGACTGGTGAAAGTCGGTGATGATGCAAGTGTTGTTCTTGATGTTTCTGGTATCGCCGGCGGCGGTGCAAGCGGTTCCGATGTTAATAGAAACTGGACCAGTGAAAGCCCAGCTACTTTCACAACTGGAACGGATAACGTTCAGGTCGGTTATCAGGGCGGCGGTTCGCGGCAGGGAACCAATTCTGTTTTCGTTGGATCGAAAGCGGGCAGTCAGACCTACATGGGAACGGACATGGTTGCCATAGGCCATAAGGCCATGGAATTGAACACAGGTTCAGCCATTCAAGCTATTGCAATTGGATCGAACGCAATTGGCCTAGCCACAAATGTTGGGCGGTATTGCATTGGCATTGGCGGATATTCGTTAAAAGGCGCCACTGGATATGAAAACGTTGCAGTTGGATTTAATG